ATCTGATGGAGAATTGAACCATTTTCTTCTAAACTGACTTTTTATAAATAAGAACATATAAGATTTGATAATTTTATTATAAAAGGAGAATAAAATGGCATTTCAAGTAAGTCCTGGTGTAAGCGTATCAGAATATGACTTAACAACCATTGTTCCTACAGTCTCTACGACTACAGGTGCATTCGCTGGTGTTTTTAGATGGGGTCCTGTAAACGAGGCTCATCTAATGGGATCAGAAGATCAGTTAGTCAATCTATACGGTAAGCCAACAGCAAACAATTTCGAAACATTCTTTACAGCAGCTAACTTCTTGGGCTATGGCAACCAGCTATATGTTTCAAGAGCAGCTTCCGATGCAGCATATAACGCAGTTGCAAACACTGGTACAATTTCTGCCAACGTTGTAATTGAAAATAATAATGACTATTTGGCTAAAGAAGGCAACCCAGATATTCCTAACAATTCTGGTGCTTTCAGTGCTAACACTCCATTCGTTGCAAAATATCCTGGTTACATTGGTAATTCACTTGAAATTTCTATCTGCGATACAGCAGCTGGTTATTCTCAAAACATTAATGGTGGATATAATCCAGCAAACACAACTTATACAGCAACAAATACTCAGGGTACTTTAGCAATTAATGTTAACTCATCTTCTGCAAATGTTACTATTGTAAGTGATGACTCTTCATTTGCTACCAGTACAGCTCATGCAGTTGCAAGTGCAATTAACATTGGCGACTACATTCCAGTAGGTAATTCTACTATTGGTCTTCAGTACCTTCAGGTTAGTGGTATCAGCACTGTTACTTCAAACGTTGGTAGTGCTTTTGCTTGGTTCAATGTTAACTTCAATAATGTTCTTCAGCTTAAGCAGAACTTCTCTAACTCTGCAAATGGCACAAATGCATTCATGACTAGAAATTGGGAACATTTCAACGCTGTTGATAATGCGCCTGGCATTTCTGATTATGTAAACACAAGAACATCTAACACATCAATCGTAGATCAAGTTCACATTGTTGTCACAGATAAGCTTGGCATGTTCACTGGTGTTCCAGGACAGATTCTTGAAGTATGGCCAAATCTTTCTCGTGCAATTGATGCACAGGGATTACAGGGTGGAACAATCTACTACAGAGACGTTCTAAACAAGAGCTCACGATATGTTTGGTCTACAACAGACTATCTTGGTAGTGCTGTAACATCTAATGCTTTCCCTGCAGTAAGTACAAACTCTGGCGTTGAAACAATTGCATTCAACAATGGTGCTGATGGCCTTGCAGAATCAAGCATTGATATCTCTTCTCTAGCTGAAGCATATGACGTATTTGCTTCTGCAGAATCAATTGACATCTCATTGGTGTTGGGTGGTAAGTCTACTACTATTGGTGATCCACTAGGTATCACTCTTCCAAACTACATCATTGATAATATCACTTCTAGCAGAATGGATTGTATCTCATTCATCTCTCCATACCAGGGTGCTGTTGTAGCTAACCCAGGCAATGAAGCAACAAGTATTGTTGCAATGAGAAATGGTCTAAGAAGCACTTCATATGCTGTTCTAGATTCTGGTTATAAGTATCAGTATGATAAGTATAATGATCTCTATCGTTGGGTTCCATTGAACGGTGATATTGCTGGTCTTTGTGTAAGAACAGATACTATCCGTGATCCTTGGTATTCACCAGCAGGCTTCAACAGAGGTCAGATTAAGAATGTTGTAAAGTTGGCTTACAATCCAAATAAAGCGGATCGTGACCTTCTTTATAAGAACAATATCAACCCAGTTGTAACATTCCCAGGTCAGGGCACTGTTCTTTATGGTGATAAGACACTTCTTACTCAGCCATCTGCATTTGATAGAATCAACGTTCGTAGATTGTTCATTGTTCTTGAAAAGGCAATTTCAACTGCTGCTAAGTATTCATTGTTCGAGTTCAATGATACATTTACACAGGCTTCATTCCGCAACCTTGTTACTCCGTACCTAAGAGACATTCAGGGTCGCCGTGGTATTACAGACTTCAAGGTTGTCTGTGATGCAACAAACAATACACCACAAGTTGTGGATTCAAACCAATTTGTTGGTGACATCTACATTAAACCAGCCCGCTCAATTAATTTCATTCAGTTAAACTTCGTTGCAGTACGCACTGGAGTCGACTTTAATGAAATTGTTGGTAAATTCTAATAAAGAGAGGAAAGAAAAATGGCTTTCAATATTAATGATATCCGCTCTCAGTTAGTTCTTGGCGGCGCTCGTCCTTCACTTTTCCAAGTGATTATTAGTAACCCTGTTAATCCTATTGCTGATTTGAAGTTGCCTTTCTTATGTAAGACAGCGCAACTTCCAGCATCCACATTAGGCACTATCGAAGTTCCATACTTCGGTAGAAAGCTTAAGTTGGCAGGGGACAGAAAGTTCGATCCATGGACCGTAACAATTATCAACGACGAAGACTTCTTGGTAAGAAATGCTATGGAACAATGGAACAATTATATTCAGCTTTATCAATCAAACATTACTGCACTTGGTTCATCTGCACCAAGTCTTTATAAGTCACAGGCAACTGTAACACAGTTTGGTAAAGATGGTTCTGAATTAAGAACTTATCAGTTCAATGGAATCTTCCCAGAAACTATTACTCCAATCGATTTGCAATGGGCAACTGTTGATGAGATTGAAGAGTTCCAGGTTAGCTTCCAGTATGATACGTTTGAAATTCTTGGTGGTCCTACTGGTGATGCGGGTGGCGCATAAGATCTGAGCAAAAGAGCTGCTATAAATACTATAGCAGCTCTTCTCTATCTTATAAGGAAATATTATTATGGCTAAGTTTTTAGGTTTTGAAATTACACGTCCAAAAGAAGAACCAGTCGAATCATTTGCTCCAGTAGTAAATGACGATGGTGCTGTCATTGTTGCAGCAGGTGGTGCATATGGCACCTATATTGATCTTGATGGTACAGCTAGAACGGAATCTCAGTTAGTATCCAAATACAGAGAAATTGCATTACAACCAGAGTTAGAACAAGCAATTGATGATATCGTCAATGAAGCTATTGATACAGACTCTGAAGCTGTTGTTGTTTTAAACACCGATAAAATTAAATACGGTGACAATGTAAAGAATCGTATCAGACAAGAATTTGAACTTATTTTAGAATTGTTCAATTTTCAACAAGAAGCATACGAAATTTTTAAAAGATGGTATATTGATGGTAGAATGTACTACCACGTAATCATCGATGAAAAAGATCCAAGAAAAGGTATCCTCGAACTTCGTTACATCGATCCTAGAAAGATTCGCAAGGTAAGGGAAGTAAAGAGAAAAGCAAAAGGTGAAGTTACAATTACTTCAGCCCAAAGAGAATACTTTGTTTACAATGAAAAGAACTTCCTTCCTGCTGGCGGTAATGCTGGTCTTCCTTTTGACTCAGGTGCAGTCAACGGTATTAAGATTGCTGCAGATTCTATCCTTCACGTGACTTCAGGATTGATGGACCAAAACAATGCTCTCGTGTATTCATACATTCAAAAGGCAATCAAGCCTTTGAATCAATTGCGTACTCTTGAAGATGCAACTGTTATCTATCGTATTTCTCGTGCCCCAGAACGCCGTATTTTCTACATCGATGTTGGTAACCTTCCTACACCAAAGGCAGAACAATATCTAAGAGATATGATGGTCAAGCATAAAAATCGTCTTGTATACGATGCAACCACTGGTGCCGTTAAAGACGATCGTAAGTATATGACGATGTTGGAAGATTATTGGTTCCCACGTCGTGAAGGTAGTCGTGGTACTGAAATTACAACACTCCCTTCAGGTCAAAACCTTGGCGAAATGGCTGACGTTGAATACTTCCAAAGAAAGTTATATCAATCGTTGAACGTCCCTGTATCAAGATTGCAGTCATCTGCAGAGGTATTTACACTTGGTAGAGCATCGGAAATTTCAAGAGACGAAGTAAAGTTTACTAAGTTTGTTGGACGTTTAAGAAGAAGATTCTCACTACTCCTTCTAGGTGCTCTTGAAAAGCAATTAATCCTTAAAGGTGTTATTGCCGAATCTGATTGGGATGAGCTTTCAAATCAGATTAACTTTGACTTTGCAATCGATAGTCATTTTGAAGAATTTAAAGAGGCAGAACTTCTTCAGGGAAGAATTGCAACTCTAACTAACATTCAACCTTTCATTGGAACATACTATTCACAAGAATGGATTAGAAAGAATGTTCTGATGCAAACTGATGATGACATTAAGGTAATGTTAGTTCAGATGCAGCAAGAGGCACAAGGTGTCGTTGACCCCGATGATGAAGTTAAAAACACCACTGATATTGAAAATATGGGTGGTAATTTAAATAATCCTGTTCCTACGCAAACAACACCAGGAACAAATGATGCCAACCCCAATACAGGAAATGTATCGGGCGGCAGAGCAAATAGAGGTAGGGCTGTACCAAATACTGGTGGCTCTGGAAGATAATATAAATTTTTTATAAATATGTAATAGATTTGGAGACTAACATGAGCAACGTAGAAGACATTTTAGCATATTCGTGGAACAAAGATGCAGTTAGCTTGAAGCCTGCTCTCGACGCTGTTATGACAGCTCGAGCAGAGCAGCAGATTGAGTTAATGTCTGCAGATGTTGCAGCAAGTATGTTTGGTAGCACCACTGGTAATCAGTATGATTTAGCTCCACAGGATCAATACGAAACAGAAGATTTCGAAGATTATACAACCGAGGAAACACCAGATGAAGAATAAAAGACAGAACATTCATGAGGTTGAACAACCTCAGTCACAGGGTGAGAAGAATTTTAAAGGCTTACATAATCCTATAAACCACAAAAATCTTGTTCCTGGCGTAACAGATCAAGAGCATGTGTTTAGTGGTGCTACAAAGCCATATGAAAATAAATTTCCTAATTCTTATAAGCCAGGTGGCGATCGTACTGTTTACGATAAGAATGTAAAGGTTGATGGCTCAGAGTCAGACAACGGCTACGAAACAGCTAAGTTTGAATCTACCTCATACTCTGCCAAAGAAGCACATGCTGGTAAAGATATTGGCAAGCCAGGTAAGAATTTTTCTAAGATTGCTGATGCTGCTGCAAAGCGTTATGGCTCCAAGGAAGCAGGTAAGAAGGTAGCTGGAGCTATCCTTGCCAAGCTTCGTAAGGAAGAAATTGATTACGTAGAAGAGAAGCATCTAACTCCTGCTGAATTAAAAAAGCGTGAAGAAGTTGCAAAAGCTATTGCTCGCAAAAATCCTTCTATGCCAATGAGCAAGAAGATGGCTATTGCTACAGCAACTGCTAAGAAGGTTGCTGAATCTTATGATGATACACACGATGAAGTATCAATGGTAAGAACAGAGCTAAAAGCTATGATTGCAAGCGCTCAGGATCTTCTTAATAATATGTCTATGGATATGCATGTTGAACCATGGGTACAATCAAAGATTGCAATCGCTAAATCAATGGTCTGTGGTGTTCATGATCACATGCTATATTCAGATAAAGATGATCAACCTTACGATTCCAACCTTCCTTCTAATACAGGTTCATCATACCAAGATCCTTTCATGAATAGGGAAGAATATGTTGGTGAAGCATTGGGTTCTATCAGAAACCAAAAAGCTGGTGCAATGATGAGGTATAGAGATTCTCGCAAAGGTCAACCAGAACTTTCTCCTAAGCAAAAAAAGATTGCATCAATAGCTGGAGATCCAGATAAGATCGATGCTGATGATTTTAAAGTTCTTCGTGCTAGCAAGAAAATTCACGAAGCAAGAGTTTGCAAAGATTGTGGCGAAGGTCATTATGTAGAAACTAAGGGTGGTATCAAGTGCGACGAGTGTGGTGCTACTCCTCATTCTATGAAAGAGGATAATGTAGGCACATATGGTTCTAGCACAATTGCAACTACAATGAAGCCAGACCTTGCTTCTATGAAGAAAAAGCCTGCAAATGATGAAAGAAATGATATCATTGCAAAGAATGACAAGAGACTCAAAGAAGAAACAGATACTTTAAATCTTGTTAAGCAATCAGCTCTTAATAGCTTAAAGCTCAAGAAGCATACTCTTCATAATAATCTAGGTAAACTACACGGTCAAAAATCTCCTTTCCGTCATAATCTTAACAAGAGTCCAGATTAATGTCAAGTAATATAGTAATTACCATCAAAGATATCAGATCAAGTGCCATCAAAGAAGGTAGTGCTGTAAGAAAGTATAAGTTAAATTCTGAAACTTCTCCTGAACAATCAAATCAAACATTTGAACAAATAGTAGAAGCAGTAGGAAAGAAATTTACTCCGGAAAAAATTAAATCATTAGCTAAAAAGAAGGGTCTTCAGATGAAGAACGAAGACCTTTCTAAAGCTAATATTAATCTAGCAGAGATTGCTGATAAGCCTGTAGAAAGACCTTCCAGAAAATTTGGTAAGGTTAAAACAAACATCACCCATAGATTATCAATAGATGCGTCAAGAATACCTTCTGAGTTTGCAGGTGGCGCAGATAGAGCAGAGGAAACGGAAATGGTTTTAGATACAATTTTAGAAGCTCGTCGTGGCCGCCCTCGTAAAGATGGCTCAAGCAAGCCAGATGGTGAAGACGAAGGTGGACGTGAACACATTATTGTTCAACTTCGTAAGGCAGAGAACCTCCGTGGCGATCGCCATACAGAGTTTAATGATAGTGAAAAGCACAAGCTTCCTGTGGAGCATGTTAAGAAGGCTCTTAATATGCACATGAATATGAAGCCTATGGAAAAAGAAAAATTTGAAAAGCGTCTTGCTACTTCACACAAATCTTTCATGTCTGCTATTAGAGGTGAACCAGAAGAAGCTGCTAAGCCAAAAATTACTCTTGGTTCTATGGTCAAGAAGTCAGTTAGGGAAGATGCTGATCCTCGTGTCATAACTTCTGATAGAAAAGCTAAAGAAGCAATTACCGTTACAAAGCCTGATGGTTCTAAAGAAGTAGTTTTACGTGCTCCTCCTAGAAAAGAAATTAAAATTGAATCATATGGTTACGATGAATCAGACGATTTAAACGAAGAATTAATGCTGGCAGAAGAAGAATTGCTAAATAATTTATATGAAAAATTATCTGACAGCAACAAAGTAATGTTTGAAGAGATGCTAGAAACAGAAGATGGATATTTTAAATTGTTGCAGTTTGCAGCCGAACAGGATATTTAAATGAAACTGATTACTGAAGTAACAGAAGAAGTAAAGTATATTGCAGAGGAAGGTGCTGAAGGTAAGAAGAACCTTTACATCGAAGGTATCTTTTTGCAAGGTGGTCTTGTTAATCGCAACGGAAGAATGTATGATCCTTCTATTCTAGAAAAAGAAGTAAGTCGTTATCATGCTGAGAGTATTGATAAGAATCGTGCATATGGTGAGTTGGGTCATCCTTCTGGTCCTTCTATTAATCTTGAGCGTGTTTGTATGATGATTAAATCTCTGAAAAGAGAAGGTAATAACTTTATTGGTAAAGCTAAGATTATGGATACTCCGTATGGCAATATCGTAAAGAATCTAATGTCTGAAGGTGCTACACTTGGCGTTTCTTCACGTGGTATGGGTTCTCTAAAAGAAGTTAATGGTGTTAACGTTGTTCAGGATGATTTCTTTCTAGCCACAGCTGCAGACATTGTTGCTGATCCTTCCGCTCCTGATGCTTATGTTAATGGTGTTATGGAAGGCGTCGAATGGGTTTGGAACAATGGTGTGTTAAAGGCTCAAACAGTAGAACAACATAAAAAAATTATCAAGGAAGCTCCAAAAGCTGATTTATCAGAAGCTAAGATTAGAGTTTTCAAGCATTTCCTTTCAAAATTATAATTACATAAATAATGTATACAACCTTAGGAGAATCTAATGTCTGAAGAATATAATCAAACAGATGAAAATTTTGACCTTGTTAATGAAGATGAGTCTTCATCTAACATGGCCTCAATTGCAGCTAAGCCAACTGGCGTATCTCGTTCTGAGCTAATGGCTAAGATGGTAGACTACGCTTCAAGAGCTGACAAGGAAGATCTCGCATCTTTCGTTGCTAGCCTTGGTTCAGCTCCAGAAGAACTTACTCATTCAAACGATGAGATTTACAACAACAATGCACACCTAGCTACTGGTGACAATTCTGAAAAGAATAAGGCATCTATTAAGTCAGCTGGCAAGCAGAAAGATCCAATGCCATCAGTTAAAGAAGACCTTGCTCTTCTATTTGGTGGATCTGATGAACTATCAGAAGATTTTAAGTTGAAGACAGAAGCTCTCTTTGAAGCAGCTGTTTCAACTAGAGTGAACATGGAAGTTGCTAAGATTGAAGAGCATTATGCTACCATTCAATCACAGATTGAAGAGCAATTTGAACAGACCCTTGAAGAGTCTGTAGAAGAAATTAAGAACGAAATGGTAGAGAATGTTGATAACTATCTTAACTATGCCGTTGCAGAATGGATCAACGAAAATAAACTAGCTATCCAGAATAACATTCGTACCAATATGGCCGAATCTTTCATGGCAAGCCTCAAGAATGTTTTCGTAGAACACTATGTGAGCATTCCTGATGACGAAGTTGATATCGTTGAAACAATGGCTGAAGAGATCGAATCACTCAAGGATCGTTTGAACGAGCAGACTGAGAAGAACATTGAACTTAGCAAGGTAGTTAACGAAAATGAAGTTAACGATATTACTCTTTCAATGGCAGAAGGAATGTCTGATACACAGAAGGATAAGTTCCTAAAGCTAACTGAAGCTATTAACTATTCTGACGCTAGTGAATTTCGCAAGAAGGTTTCCATCATTAAAGAAACCTATTTCCCTAAGAATGGGGAAGTAGTAAGAGTTGCAAAGGATCAACTTCTTAGCGAAACAGTTGAAGAGCCTACAAGAGAATCTTCAGTTGGTCCTGACATGCAAAGCTACGTTTCTGCACTTTCAAAAATTGCCAAAAAGTAAACTTTAATAAATAAAATTATATAATCAACACTCTAAAGGAGACACACAAATGATCGGTTTTAATGAAGACTTAATCGCAAAGTGGAAGCCAATTCTTGAGCATCAAGATCTTGGTAGAATCAACGATGCACACAAGCGCAATGTTACTGCTGTTCTTCTTGAGAACACAGAAAAGATGATTAGAGAGCAAGGCCCAAGTGGTGCACAGTCACTTCTTGAAACTGGCGTCAACGCAGTTGGCACTGGTGGTTACGGTGGACAGGGCGGAACTGGCGTAGCTGGTTACGATCCAATCTTGATCTCTTTGATTCGTCGTTCTATGCCTAACCTCATTGCTTATGATATCTGCGGCGTTCAGCCAATGACTGGACCAACTGGTCTTATCTTCGCAATGCGTTCACAATATGCTAACTCAACTGCAAAGGGTGCTGAAACCTTCTATAACGAAGTTAACACTGCATTCTCAGCAGCTGCTTCTTCAGTTACTCCAGGTGGCGATCCTACAACTGGTGCTGGTCAGGCACAGGTTGGTACAGGTCCAGCTACTAACCCAGCTGCAGCTAATACTACTTACTACAACTATGCAACTGGTGCTGCTACTACTACTGCAGAAGCTCTTGGTTCAACTTATACATTCCCAGAAATGGCCTTCTCAATCGATAAGGTTTCCGTTACTGCAGTGTCTCGTGCTCTAAAGGCAGAATACACTATGGAATTGGCACAGGATCTTAAGGCTGTTCATGGATTGGATGCTGAGACTGAATTAGCAAACATCCTTCAGTCAGAAATTCTTGCTGAAATCAACCGTGAAGTTATTCGTACAATCAACGTTTCAGCTGTTCGTGGTGCTCAGTCAGGTACTACTACTGCTGGTGTGTTCGATCTTGACACCGATTCAAACGGTCGTTGGTCAGTTGAAAAGTTCAAGGGCATGATGTTCCATGTTGAACAGGAAGCTAACCAGATCGCAAAAGACACTCGTCGTGGTAAGGGTAACATCGTTATCTGCTCTTCAGACGTTGCTTCTGCACTTCAGATGGCTGGTGTTCTTGACTACACTCCTGCTCTTGCTTCTAACAACCTTCAGGTTGATGATACTGGCAACACTTTCGCTGGTATTCTAAATGGTCGCTTCAGAGTGTACATCGATCCATATACCACTGCTAACTACATGACAGTTGGTTATAAGGGCGCTAATGCATTTGATGCTGGTCTATTCTACTGCCCATACGTTCCACTTCAGATGGTTCGTGCAGTTGGTCAGTCAGACTTCCAGCCTAAGATTGGATTCAAGACTCGTTACGGCATGGTTGCAAATCCATTCGCACAGTCTACACAGTCTGGTGGAGCTCAGTTGTATCCTACAACTTCTGCTTACTCAAACTACAATATCCAGTACAACACTAACGCTTACTACCGCGCTGTTATTATCAATAACATCATGTAATAAGAGGCAGGGTTTAACCTGCTCAACTAAAAAAAGGGGCCCGAAAGGGCCCCTTTCCTTTTACTGGGTATCTTTATAAAGCCATTTGTAAAAACCATCTGCAATAGTATGAACGTCGATACTTGTCATAATAACACCTGTTACGCCATTATCTGGTGTCGACACCAACTCGTTAATATGCTTGGACCACTCAATAGACTTTTCCATAGCCCATTGCTTATTCCAACGACGATCTTCACGATCCTTACGCTGTTTGCGTTCTTCTGATGTTTCTTTGTGATACCCATCAATAACATCTTGCACTTCATCCGACATATTTGTAACCTCCACGATTTTCAACTAACATTGTCCTTATTTAAAAATGCACCACAAAGGTCCATTTGATTTGTGTCCATCAGCAAATTGTGTTTCACCATATGCTTCTTTTGTACGAACATTAAAAGCCATTTTGAATACGTTGCCTTGCTCACTAGCTTCTGTGATAAAAAGCCATGGGTCAACATATACACTCGAAGCTTCAAAGAACGTAGCAGATTTGTCCCATTGAATAATTGTTTTATTGCCTGTACCTACTGCAGTAAAACTTTCACCAGTTTGGAATGCACAAGTCAATGTAACTGGTTTGTCTGCTAATACTGGAGTTGTAATAAGCAACATACCAGCAATCAATAACTTTTTCATTCTGTTACGATCCTTTTCCAATTTCCATTTTTATTTTTCAACCAAAGATTAACATCTTCTCCTACTGCCATTGATACTGCTTTATTAGGATCAGTCTCAGCATTATTAAAACTCAAACCGTATTTTGATTTAACTGGCTTAAGTTTTTTACTACCCATAATAGTAATTTGTGTTGATTCTGGAATAGGTTGATCATTAGAGATGTCTTCTTTAGCAAAAGCAGCTACCGCCATTAAAGGCGATAGTGCTAATGCTCCAAATAAACTACGACGATTCATTATTTTGCCTCCGGAACAATGACTTTAGGAGCCAATCCAATCAACGCATCAATCATCTGAGGAGTGACTACGATAGGCAAGCCATGCTTATCCAAACCAGAACCAAGACCTTCTTGAACTTTAAGACCAGCAACAGCTTGCAGGACAGGAAGTGCAGAAGCTAGCTTGTTAGCAATATAACGATCGTTGACAGCCTTCTGTACAGATGGATCAAACTCAAACGTGTCAGCCCATCCGATAAAGTCTAGGGTGATACCAACAGAAGCAAAATACTCTTTGGTCGTCTTCTGAATGCTATCCATCATAACAATCATATCATCGTTTGCCTGGTCGAACGTACGCTTGCCAATCTCTGCGCAAACAAGTGTCTGAATCTTCTTACGACCCACATCATCCATCACATTGGCTAGCGAACGACCTGTATATACTGATGCAAAGATTACCTGAGGATCCTTACGATCACCCTGAGGTGTTACAACACCAAAGCGATACAAGAACTTAGCAGCATTTTCTTCAGATACAGAAGCACCAATTGAAACACCTGCAGTGATATTCAACCCCTCCTTGGACTGACATGGAAATGATTGATCGCCAGTAGATGTACCACGTGCATTGGATTTAACCCATTCACGAGAATATGGTGTACGATCTACAATAATCAAACGTCCTGTAGGAACATAATAATCCCATCCAAGGAACCCACCAGAATTACCAAGCTTAGCATGAGGTACAATAAAGCGCTTTGCTGCAACCTTATTATCACTCAGATACGATTCAGAGTCAAACTTAACTTGTATATCCTTATTAGCACCAACATCTGGAATCCAGAAAGCAGATTCATTAGGAAGGATTGTATATGCTTCTGTCTTATCAGTTGTGTCTGCATATGCAAAAGCCTGTTGTGGTTGTGCTACCACAAACAGCAAACCCAACGCAACTGAAGCAGCGATAAATTCCTTCAGCGTCTTCATCCAAATTGCAAATAGTGACATCAAGAATCCAAACGTAGCAACAAAATACAATGTGTTAAACATTGTAAAAACAAAAGTTGCACTTAGATATGACATAGAACTGTTGTCAAATTGACCTCCTGCTACAACGCCTGTAATCAACGTTGCCAAAGGATTAACAAGGCTAATGAAAACCAAGTAAGCCATCGTGGCTACAAGGGTCTTAATAATATTACTAATCATCGTACTACCACCAAATGGTCAAAAATGTATCCTGCCGCTCGCAAGAATGTTTCAAATTGACTCAACATTACATGTATATTTGTTTCTGTTCCATCAAACGTAATCTGGACGTTCTCATCTGGATATTCTTCCATCCCACTATTCCTCATAGTCTTAGTGAACTGGTATACTACTTTATATTCGTCATCAATCATCTCTAAAAGCCTCCAGCTTATCCTTATTGACACGCAATTTCACATACTGATCTTTATCATATACACCAGAACGGAAATAATCTCTACCTCCATCGACAAAGACCGAACCATCATCAGAAGTCCGATAGTCATGACGATATCGAGAATATATAACATCACCATTCTTAGACATCACACCAGAGATAGGATTCTCTGTTGCCTTAATGCCGTTGGTTATCATAACAGTGCCACCTTCTGTTTTATACAGACCAAAGTAATTGGATCCTTGAGGATGTGCTACTTCTGTATAAAAGATAGCAACAGGAAAGTTAGCCCAGTTGCCATAAACGTCTTTCAGACATGATTCAAACACATACGTAGCATTGTAGCTATCTTCAATCTTAACGATTGTGCTGTCATCTAACCATGAAGATTCATTCTTAATATTACACTGCAATACACTCATAGCTTCCGCCTACCCTTCTTCTTCCCTGCATAAAAAGCCAGATATATCTTTTCTAGTCCAGCCTTATCAGGATGCTTGTGTATCCATTGTCCTGTATATGGACTAAATTCTTCAACAAAGAACTTATCCAATAATTCGTTGCCTGTGACTAAAACTTCGTTTATCTGCAAAGCCAGATGATCAAATTCACCATCAGACATAATAGAATCAGAATGCACTTCGTAAGCGTAGGCCGCAACTGATAGTTTAATCCTATTACGTCTTTCGATTTCAACTTCACTACCCCATTTAGAAGGTACATGCTCAACATCCACCATAAAGTCTTCGGGATTCATATTATACAGCCTCTGCTACATGCTTACATGATCTACGGAACTGAAATGCAGGACACGTACAGCTCTTATGTTTGGTCCCAATAGTGACAGTATACACGTTGCCTTTAGATCCAGCAACAGTTATCTCACGTTCGACAGGAGCTGCAATAAACTTGCTGGCTTCACCACCAATTGAAACGATTGATTCTTTTGGGATGATACGAACCCTGAACTTAGGTTCGTTGGTTGTAAGAGCAATTGCCTCATAGTCGACCCAACGTGGTGTCGCTACGAGTTCACCTTCATGAAGTCCAGTTTTGGTTTTTACAATCATGGCTTTTTCTTGCATTCCATTGTAGGAAGGGAAGGGATTCCAGTTTGAGTAGCAAACGTGGTTTTAAAATTCTGCAGGACGATCTCACATGCAGCTTTGTCCTTCATAGGCGTTTCCACTGTAATCTTGGAAGGCTCTGTTCCAGAAACGAGCATCGACATTGTAAGCACAAAAACGTAAGTCATATTGCTTTCCTTAAATTAAATGTACATCTGTTTCAGATAGGTGGTGCCAAGGATTCCAGATTCCTGGATTTCCTTGACAAGCTCTTTTGCACGCGTACGAGCATCAACTTCCCAAGGGAGTGCCAAGTACTTGGCATGGCTGTATGGAAGACCTTTAGGTTGGCCTTTGTTCCAAACAAACTTGGTGCCTTCATTGCAATCAAATACGGTGCTAAGCATGCCAGTGTGATACTGTTCTGCATGAACCAACTCATGGCAGAGGCAATCGATGAACTGCTCGATTGTCCCCATGCGAGGATCGATTGTGGCATATTTAAAAGTGGGCTGGTACATCCCAGCTGTGTTCTTTGCTTTGATGAAAGAAATAATGATCTTCACGTCAGAAGCAAAATTCAACTTGGTTTTCAAAAATGGAATCAACTTCGAAGCAATCTCAACACGATTCTTGGTTTTGGCTTTATGCTTCTTATCGACATAAAACGCTTGATGAGTCGTTTCAACATTGCCTTTAGTGATCAAATTCATTTCTATCTCTCCATTCCTTATATTATTATAATAGGACAAGACGGATAAAAAGGCAACGATTTTATTAAAAAATCACCCCTTGAAAACACAGGGAAAATTAAAATAAAAAAACCCTGTAATATCAAGGGCACATTTTATGATTATTTTAAATTATTTTGTTGCTTTTTTATTCAGAATGCCCTATATTAATAATATGAGCAATGGAGAGTCATTTGTATCTCTCCATTGCTC